TGCCTGTCATCGTCTGAGAGGTAGAGCCTAAAACGCGGCAGTCAAATGATGCGTTATAAGCGCAAAGAATGATCCGATAATTTTGAGCCTTGAGCCATGAAAGATGAGCATTGAACAATCTGCGACCAGCGGCAAAGGTTGTCACCTTGTGAACGCCATGACGCTGACGCTTGGCATAGCCAGCAATTTTGTTGACGTAGTATGGCTTTTCTTTAGTGATCACATCAAGAAAATTTAAATCACCCGAACCAATAACATCACCGCGCTTGGTAATAGTAGTCCAGCCAAAATCAAAAACCAGTCCATTGCGGAATGAGGTTTCAGTATCCATGACAACATAAGCATTTTTTTGAACAGTCATAACCAATCCTTTTCTCTGTTACCCTTTTAATATAGGGTGTAATGGGTCAAATGTCAAGGGGTGCGCGTAAAAAAAGTTTTGTTTGTTTTCAAGGGGTTACGATCTTTTTGCAAATTAATTTTTCTTTTGTTTTCAATGACTTACGTCACCCCCCGGGGCCCCGCTAAACCCTTGTTTTTATTGGTAAAAATGCCCTTTCATTATGCAGTTTTGCGAGGCTTACGCGTGAGGTGACGACCCGAATTCGGGTATTTTTTGCCTGTGATTTTTTCGGCTTTGGCGACGAATTGTGCCATTTTTTTGAGATGAGCAACGTCATGAGATAGCATCCTGATTATCTGAAGTTTAGAAAACTGAAAACGACAATGCGATTCAATCGCTCTGATTAGCAATAATTTTCTTTTCATGTTTGCGTTCCTTTTTCGGGTTGCGTTTTTTCGAGATCACAACCTGAGAGCGAAACGCCCTCAAGTTGCGTGCGATTGGGTTGCGAGGCTTACGCATCGCTAAAGTGAGCAATCAAATCTTTAATCGCTTCCTTCGTTGCCCCCATCAAGCCTGTCACTTGAAAAGGTGCGATCTGCTCAAGTTCAATGAGCAGTTCCTTTTTTGTAGGCTCATCAGCCTTGCGAGCCTTAGCCTTTGGTGCGGCAACATAAACGCCTTCACGCACCAATTTAGAGCGAACAGAGCGAACAGATTTATCAATCGCATCTGCGATCTGTTCAACAGTGACGCCAGCCTGATAGTCGTCAACAATCTTAGCAGTCATTTCAGGGGTGTAGTTAAGATTTTTCATAATAGCAACCTTTCGTTTTGCGTTTCGTTATGTATTATATATAAGGCATCTGACCCTAAAAGTCAAGGGGGGTAAGTCACTTTTTTCAATCTTTTTATCCTTTAAAATCAATGACTTACGATTTTTTTTCATCTTTTTTTCTCAATGAAATCAATAACTTACGCCTGCGGCCGGGGCTCCTTAACTGTTTGATAACATTGCCTATTTTGATTTATAACCTTTAGTTGTAGATCAATCCATACATTGCAATAATTAGTAGCAAAGCATTAGTAATCATGATAGGCTTGTCGGCATTTTGCCACCCATGAACCAGCCAAGCACAAGCGGCAAACACACCTATGATTAAAGCCCATTGAGGCGCGCCATTTGCTAACGCGCTCATTTGCCATACAAGAAGAATAGTTCCGAGATATCCAAACATTAGAATTCCTTCCCTTTTAGTTTTTCATCTAAGAGATGAAGATACATAGCAGAGTTAAGAAATCCAACAACACTGATCAAGCAACCTAGTGCCATTGTATAACTTTCTGGTGACTCAATCAAGCCAGCCCCGAATATGAAAAGAAAAAAGCCAGCGATAACTTGAGAGATACAAAAAATAACAAACATGATTAAGCAACCTTTCTGTTGACTGTATCAGGATGAATAACTGTAATCCCGATTTTTCTAAGAGTTGATCTAACGCTATCAGCATCATCAAACATGATGGCATTTTTACCTTTGAATTGCTTCAGTGATAAAAATGAGTTGAGTTGTTTCTTTTTGAGTTGAGCATCAGGCTCATTGTTACCTGATGGGCGACTGATAATCTTATCAACACAGATCCCATTATCCATAAGAAACTCATAATCTGCATGGGATAAAACCCTAGCAGTGCAGATCATGGTATATGCACGCTTGCCAATTTTAGAAACTAAATGACCAAGAGGCAAAACCTGATCCTGAAAGATTTTTTCAGGCGTGGAATTCTCAATCCAAGCATCCAGATTTAACGTGCCATCTGCATGAGTAGCATGGCGATGAGTGCTGTCAATGGTAGTGCCATCGAGGTCAAAAATTACGATATTGTCAAACATGATATTTTCCTTTCGTTTAATCATCTTATAGTATTAATATAGGGTATCTAAAGCTTAAAGTCAAGACGTGAAAGGCAAAAAAAGCATAAAAAATGAAAAAAAGTTTTTAATGTTTTCAATGGGTTAGCGGATTTTATCAAAGTTTTTTTCGTAACGTTTTCAAGGGGTTACGCTTGCGCCCGGCAAGAGGGCGGTTAGTCGGACTTGTCAATTTATTGACGCGTAGCGCACATGCACACGGCCTCGACCTGGGAAATTCTGAAAATCACTGTAATTACTTGACATCCCTTAAAGGGAAGTGTATCATAGACTTAAGTTTTGTTATGACTTGTAAGCCATTTCAAAAAAATTTTACAGGAGAAAATTCATGAAATGGGTCTTATTTGTTGTATTAATGAATCCTGATGGGTCATTAGATAAAGTTTATAATAGTGCGTCTGGTTGGGAAGATAGAATAAAGTGTAATGAGTTTGTAGAATTAAATCATCCTAAGATTATAGATTCTGTAAAAATACATTATACTATGCCTCAAGGCACCACTATAATGGGGGTTGGTTGTTTTCAACCTTTAACTAAGCAAGAAGATATGGTAAAAATTTTTGATTGATGGCAGAAAAGTTTAGGTATGGACCGTTAATTTACAATTGCTTCGGAGAAGATGATGACTCTGGCAATTATTGGTGGAATGGCTCTCCTGTTGTTGGTTATGAACAACCTGAAGGTATTTGGAAAATTCCCATTGATGAGATGGGTAATCAGTGCTTACCAGGAGAGTGCATTCTTCACCCAAATTGTAGAGTTGAAGTGTGGGACGACCATGCTCTCTTAGGTAAAATTCCTAATCTTGAATGGTGCAGATCTTGGTTTGATGATAATTTTCTGATGATTGATGATTATACAGTTTGTAGATATATAATAAGATGGCTCAATTGGAATTATAAACATAGGGACAAATGGAAGTCTTGGAGAAATGGAAAATCTGTAAAACAGATGATTAATAGATTATGGCCAGACGTAACGACATTATAGAGGCACTTGTCACTGACTTAGGGCAAATCGCTGGAGTCGATCCTGCCAATGTGTCTCGCAAGTATCGGTTCTTAGACGATGTAAATGATTTTCCCTTCATTACTTTTGTTCCACGTCAAGAATTACGTCAGCACCGTGGTGATGGGCGTAAGTTTGCCTCACTTGTGATCGATGTTCGTGCATATGTATACGATGGAGACTCTGCAGACATTTGTGAAGTAGCTGAGGACTTAGCTGATTCAATTGAAGCGAAGATTGATGCATTCGCTGCCTCACATCGTGAGTTATCAGTAGAAGAAGCTGAAGTAGTATCTCTTCGTACAGATGACGGGCTCATGCTGCCTTATGGAATAGCTGATTTACAGCTTACAATTACTTATGATGTGGAGATTACAACATGACCAAATCAAATACTACAGTAACGACAACTGTTGATGCCTTAAACCGCAGCTTAGAGGCTCCGCCTCTAGATCCAGTAATGCTGGCAATCGCTAATGACTATCTGAGCGGTAAGGCGATTGATGAGCTGGCAGACGAGTATGGCATCTCCGAGGATCGTGTGACTTCAGTGATTGAAAAGAAAGAGGTAAAGAACTATATAGATTCAGTATTCGCTACGCAAGGATATCTTAATCGTATTAAACGTATCAACCTTATCAATTCGGTGATCGATCAGAAGATACAAGAAGCTGTGGAGACAGGCATTTATTCTAAAAAGGATCTTCTCGATTGGATGAAGCATCTACAAGAAGTTGAGACTAGCCTCAAGCCTAAAACGCAAGGTCCTCAAGTAGCCGTACAGATCAACAATTATGACAAACTTATGAAGGATCTCATGGAATGATTAGTGTTGAACATTTTGTTAAACTACACAAAGAACATGAAGCTTCGAGAACTTCATGGTCTGAGAGACAAAAAAATTTGCGAGCGCTTCGCGCTCGGTTATGGAACGATGAGTTGGTCCGCCGCGCCCCTCATGGTTGGAGGTAACAATGTCAAAACAACCTCGTGACGATGGTAATGAAGCGATTCCTGTATTAGCGTTGCGACCTAATCGTGGCTTG